CACAGGATGCCAGCCCCAAGGGCTTTGCGAAAAGTGTGCGAAAGTTTGGCTATGATTTCCAAGCATGTTGGTACATGGAAGGGCTTCGACGGATGGGTTATTCTCCCAAGGAGTTTATCTTTGTAGCAGTAGAGAAGTCAGCACCATACGCCACAGCGTGTTATACATTATCAGCAAGCGACATTGCGCGTCATCGGGAACCGATGCGCCGTGCGTGCAAGATATGGGCTGAGTGTGTATCGAGTGGTGTGTGGCCCAGCTACGGCGATAGTGTCCAGACCCTAGAGTTGAACAATGATTTCAAGCGGTTGTCACTCCAGGATCTTGCCCGCAAGTTCAATGTGGGTAGGCACTTTGTGTACAAAATAGTACAGTCCTATCAATTAGAGACTCGGACTGTAGGTAACAAAAGAACGGTGGATATCAATGACTTTGCGGAAGCATTGCGTTGGAACGCTGAAGAGAAGGCGGCATAATATGAGTAAAAAAGAGTTTGAGCGAATGAAGCAGGGCATAAGCTTTGCAAAAAAACACATAGATGAATCGCAGTTTAGTAATGCGGTAGTGGTGATGTTGGCAGTTGTTGAGCAAATGGTTGCCCACATGGAGGGTGAGGATCTCGATGATGTAAAAGACCCGGATGTTATAATTACCTTTGAAGAGGACTGCGGGGATGAGATTGACCATAGCAATTGATCCTGGAAAGCAGGGAGGTTATGCAATTGCTTGGGGTGGGTTAAACGACATAAATCTACATAAACTCGGTGAAGACTTTGAGTTTGTTGAGCATATAAAGGAGCTAAAGAACCACCCCGATGTAACCTCAATTGAAGGGATTATAGAATGGGTCCCGCCCTTTGCGGGGAGGAATATCCCCAGCTCGGTGGGATTCAAGCTTGGTAAGAGTTGTGGCTTTCTTGAAGGCGTTTTTAGGATGGCAGAGATTCCGTTCAACCTTGTTCGGCCACAGGAGTGGCAGAAGGGACTTGGTGGGCTGAGTGGTCTGACATCGAACAAGCGAAAGAAGGCACTGGCTAATCACGCAAAACAATTCTTCCCCACCGCAAAGGTAACCCTGAACACAGCAGATGCAATACTCATACTGAGGCATCATTTAAATAACAATTAACAAGGAAAATACTATGATAACAGAACTTAAATTAACTAACGAAGAATTAATCTCACAGTTTAGAGAAGCAATAACCACAGGTATCAATGGCTTTGTCAGAGCCGGAGAATTATATGTGAAGGCAATTGACCAAGACCCAAAGAATGCGGAAATGATGCAACTTGAGTTCGCTGACATCGTGCCATCTAAAGCATGGAAGCAGTTTGAGGCGATTGGAAGAAAGTGGATACATCCAAAGTTAATTCTTGGTGGAATGTCTGACGCAAAGAAGGCAAACATTGTAAAGAAGCTACCTTACAGTTTGCAGAACCGTGTGTTCGAGGGAGAGAAGTTTGAACTACTTATATCAGGTGGCGATGTATTAGAAGTTAGTGCATTGGATGCAAGCACTGAGCAAGTTACTCAATTGTTTGGGGATGGTGATTTGCGTACATTGCGAGAACAAAAAGCATATATCGAAGACAGTAAGTTGCAGGACGATCTTAAACCGCAGGAGTTACCTTACTATGTTTCTAAAGGTAAGATTATATTCCGCAAGAATACTGAACTTACAAGGGCAGAGATGAAACATTTGCTTGCTCAACTGTGAGGTCAAAAAGGAACAGAAATAAATGCAGACGAGAAAAAGATTGGGATAGAAGATATCGGAAGTTCTACGGATTTGTATATCGACTGCAAAATAATGACCTAAAGGATAATGAAAAAGTTCCTTTGAGGTACGATTTAAAATATGAGTCATGGACTTTGAAAGATTGCTACCAACCTTTGCAATATATTTCACAGGAAGAGATAGATGCACACTTCAATAATCCTGAGACTTATGAGTCAGGAAGTTACAGAAAACCTTGCATTGAAGCATTTGTTAAATGTCCCTTTGCTTGTCCATATAGAGAAAGAAGCAATTACTGTTGGATCATAGATCGACCTGGCTATTACCGCGTAGATATTGAACCTATGTATGATGAGGGTGGTAGGATTTACAGGTATAAGTACAAAATGCATCATTACAATGGTATGCCGTACTTCAATTATGATAACGATAGATGTTATAATAATTATGTCTCAAGAGCTTATCATCAAGTCCTTAAACATTATAGCGAGATACAGCGAAACATTTTTAAGGAAAAACGAGAAATAGAGTACAGAAAAAAGTGTACTTACAATCGTTTGAAGAATGCACAAATTATCAAAATTGTAACCGCCCGCCAGAAAGTTAGGGAACGAGCAAGCCGTGTTCGCGGAGTCACTCCGACCAAAGAAACAACTGCTTTCTTTCAAGCTTTAGCAATCGGTTCAGCAATAAGGAGTAAATAACAATGAAAGAATACTTACAATATATGCTGTTCACTATACTATTTGTGATGGCATCCTGCGTCTTTGCCTGGTTAATTTTAGCCGCATTTTCTGCCCTCATGGGAGGTGGTAAATGAGCGAAGAAAAAGCAGAAATCCGCATCAAGGTACCCAAATGGATCGTGCAACAATTAAAGGAGCATTGTGATCACTTCGGAGTAAACCTCGTTTCCACCATAACTCCACTGTTGGTGGAGTATTTGGGGAAAGCCTCGCGCGTGCGCGACATTTCCTTCGGAAATATTAATTATATATATAGCGCTGATTCCACTAAAAGCGGAAACAAGAAATCAACCCCAAGGAAAAAAAATGGATCGAAGATTCCCGATGATTTCTCACCTCCCCGAAGCATCGCTGAAAGCGAAAATCTCGATTACGATTTAGCTCTTAGCTATTTCATGGATTGGGCGAAAGGGAAGGGACACACCCAGGCGGATTGGAACGCTACCTTTCGTAACGCATGTCGCGGATGGATCAAAGAGCGAATACCCAAAAGCCAACCAAAGCTAAAGATGCTCTAATGGATTATCTCGTAAGCGAACAAGCGGTACTCTCCGCGTGCCTGGCAGATGACACTGGCCGATCCTCGGCCCAAGCATCCGAAAGGCTAACCGAAGATGACTTCACCTCAGATGCCCATCGAGCGATATTCAAACTCATAGCCTCTTCCACAGAACCCATCAACGAGGTAGATGTGGCAATAGAATTGCCCGCGTACCGGGCTGAAGCGATTGAGCTATCCGAAATGCACGGTGGAGGAATGGTGGACCGGTACATTGAGCAAGTGGAGAATACCCGTAACCGCAGATATGCAGAACATTCTTTGCTTATAGGCATGGATTTGCTCAAAGAGGGAAAGTCCGCGGAAGAAATCGCGTCCACCTTCAACAGCAAAATCGCCAAAGCCCTGACCAAGGGAAGCGGACAGGTGAAGGTGGGACAAGCGGCAAACCAAGCATACTCTGAGTTCTTAGCCATCGATGCGGGAGACTCTTCCGCAATATCCACATCCATTCCAAAGCTTGACTACGCTCTGGGTGGAGGCTTCCAACGGGGAAAGCTCTATGTACTCGCCGCCCGTCCAGGTATCGGTAAATCCGCATTAGCGATTCATTTCTCCCATGAGATTGCCCGTCTGGGATATCGGGTATCCTATGCATCCCTCGAAATGAGTGCCGCCGAATGCGCCGGTAGACTTCTCTCCCGCGAGAGCGGAGTCAGTCGTCCACGCAGAGCAGGGGATCTTCTCCCCGCACATCGGGCAAAACTCGAAGATGCCAAGAACCGAATGAAAGCATGGCCCATCACCTTCAAGGATGATTCCGAAGCTACCCTTGACTCCTTCCGCGCCTTTCTCGTCCAGGAGCGAGCGAAGGGAGATGTTGGACTGGCGGTAATCGATTACCTCCAACTCCTCTCCGCACCTGGGCATGATTCCCGCGTTCAGGAGGTAAGCCACATTTCTCGTTCACTCAAGCAGATGTCTATGGAACTGGATGTACCCATCCTCGCCCTTTCTCAATTAAACCGGGCGCTTGAAACGCAGAACCGTAAGCCCATGCTTTCCGATCTCCGCGAAAGTGGTTCCATCGAGCAGGACTGCGACTGCGCGTTTCTCCTCAGTAGCGAGAATAAAGATAATCCACTCAAGGAAAAAATTCTGGTTCACCTCGCAAAGAACCGAGGCGGGGAGAATGACATGGCGTGCTTTCTCCATTTCATTAAGAGCTTGGGTCGCTTTGAAGCCCACCGCGAAACCAGCCTAAATGACTCTGAGGATATTTATTAACTACAAATCAATACGGTGAGGCACAATAAAGCACGATTAGAGACGCGAGAAGGTGCCTAATCGTGCTTTTGTGGTTTTACGAGGGTAAATACTCGCCTTTTAGATTAAAACGCTTTTAAGAGGGGGTACGGGGTTG